TCTTATTTGCCCCGTACAAAAGCCCTATTTCGCTTTTTTGCCCATAAATATCTACAATTATTTTTAACCCATAAGGTAAATAAGGTGCAATGTGTTTTAATTCCATACCCTACTAAATCAAACTTCATGCCACGTTTAAGAATTCGCAACAAACCACAATAAAAAACGTCCCGACAAATTAATGAAGGGACGTTTAGAAATATTGTGTTATTTATAAATTTTATGCGGGCTACACTCCGCGCGACATAAACCAACTTTAGAACTAATAATCGCATATTTACGCAGCGATAAGCCGGGGTTGCTTATTTGATCCGAATATGGAATAATATTTTTGCAAAGCGTGATACAACAAATAAACACTCTTAGGAAGTGAATTATAAGGGTCGATAGCATCAATATTAATTTATCCATAAACAACTAATGCAATAATACAAAACTTATGCCAATTAACTATTTTTTTCAAACCACTTCAAAGTATCAATACATTTTTTTTCGTAAAGTGGATCGGTTGCATAGCCAGCCTTAGCAACTTCGCGCAAAAACTGTTCAGAGTTGGAACGAACTAACCACGCCTTTTGATAACGTGAATTTTGTTGGAAGAAATTTGCCCTATCAATAAAACAAGCATCTATACTATCATATTTCCGAAAGTAATCTTTAACCGTGTAAAGAAAACTTTTACCATAATTTACGATTGAAATTATTACGGGAAATTTGTAGTTTTTATTTGGTAGAACTTCAGTAGTGGTAATTAATTGTTCATTTCCATTTACCCCATCGGTATCTTTAATTCCAAAGAAATTATTACCGACTGCATATTTACCCCATCCACTTTCTAAGGCTGCCTGTACTAGCGTAGCGTGGTAATGTATGCCTGTAACTTTTTGAGATTGCAAAGCATACGGTTTATATTTTGCGACAAATTCAAGGGGTGCCATTTGTGGTTTCGGTTTTTTCGGTCTTTTTGGTATCGGTTATAATTACATTAGTGCTATTACCCCTAAAAAGTGTTTTAACATTCTCAAAGGTCACAACCCCAAAAAGTAATAATATGAAAAGCCCTAGCAATAAACAAAGGTAGTAATTAGCATCTAATAAAGTTACTGTACTCATTAACGGGAAATCTACCACTAGCAAACTCGTAAATAATAAATTGATAAGATAGAATGCAAATAGTGAACAGAACCGTAACCCAAAAGCCCGTTGTCCTTTTACTCGAAGGGTTGCCCTTTGAATCTTCAAATGTTTTTTTGAGCCAATTTATAAAGTTCATGCGGCTAATCCTTTAATCGCATCTTTAATCTCTAAAAATTCCTTTTTGCTTTCTGTTCGCCAACTTTCAATAGTTCGCGTTATTTCACCCTGCCAGCTATCAATTTTAGTAAGGGTATTATCAAAAACGTGCTGTTTATCTTTGAATTTAATGCCCTCTTTTATCAAGTGATCTACAAGTCTATTGCTTTCATTTAATTCGGCTTGCATTACACGCATATCACCTTTTAAATTGATAATATAGACTATTACCGATGTCATTACAACTAAGCATGACATTACAATCCCTACCAACGAAATAATAAATTTACCAGTTTCCATATTTGTGAAATTATAAAAAAAGCCCCTGTTTTTTTACAGAGGCTTTTTAGTTTTAGACTTCTGCATAAGCGCAGTTAAAGATACCCGTTGGGATTGTGAACGGTCTGAATAATCCTTTTTGGAAAAAATGGAAATCGGTTTTCCACTCCATGTTTTTACCAATATCCTCGGTTATTGGATTGCTGGTAGCAAAAGTAACGGGTTTACTCGATAAGTGGCATTGCGTTTCAGTACAGATAGCAACGTGCCAATTAGTAGCAGGGGTTGAACCGCTTAACGATTCGTAAAACGCTGAATTATCAATGTAATTCGGGTCGTAAAACGCACCTTTGTAATCGTAACCCATTAAGGTTTCGGGACGGTCACCATAACCAGCCCCCATTTTAGGCGTGCCTCCATCGAAGTCCCCACGTAAACCGGGTATGATTTTAATAAGTCCGGCGGTAATTCCAGCCGTCCAAAGTGCAGCACTAGTCGGATTACCCGACAATGTACCGTAATAAGATTTATGAACTACTCCGGCGCGGCGTAGTCCACCTAATTCTGGGTTATCAACGCAATCCGAACATTCGGGCGTGATTAAAACTTGATCGCAATTATCTCCGTAATATGTAGCCATTTTATTTTTAATTTAACAAGGTTGACATTCTTTTTTATAAACTGTTTCGATTCTATATTTCAACTCAAATAAAATATTGTTTTCATCTAAAGGATATTCGATGCCTTTGTACTCATTAGCCCAAACGCTTTGCATATCCATATTTGATGTAGTCGCATTTATGTTGACACTATTTAAACCTAATTCCGTAAGCGTTTGTTTCGTTACGGTTGTGAGTAGGTACTCGCTTATTTTCTGTTTTAGTGCGTAGGGGCTTAGTAATAACTTATTACCAAACACTACTACACTCATTTCATTTACGCATCTTGTAAGCCCTCTTACATCCCCATAACTTGAATTTGGAACTATGCTTTCCGTATCGCCGTAAAGTTTATGATAGATTATTAAATCTTGGTTATCATCCACTCCAACATATTTCCATTCATTGTCTAAAACCATCGGCACTACATCAAATCCGTTTTCTTTAGTTCGTTTAACGGGCATCGAAATTCCATACACCATTTTACGGGCGAATGATAAAGTTTCGAACCTTTCATTAATCAAACAAACTATTTTTTCAAGAAAAGACATTTTTCACGTAGTTGTTAATGGTTTCATCAGCTAGTAGTTGTTCGTCTTTGGTAAGGTCAAAAATCTTTTTCTTATAGGTTTCTTCCTCCCATTGTGATTTTTGAAAGTTCAAGGTATTTTTATAACCTATCCCGTATTGATTATTTACTTCGATTACACTCCAATCGCTTTCCTGTTGACGGGTTAAACTTAAAACTACTTTAGTTTCGGCGGTTCTATTGTAAACGGGTCGCGGTGATCCTTTATCCTTTCCTTTGGTGAAAACTCCTGTGCCTCTTAATTGACCTTTATTTTTACCTTTTGTGACTGTTGAATTGGTTTTGAATTGACCCGTTCTAACACCCATGTAACCTTTTGAATAGGTACCGATTTGCCCGCCCGCGCTATCTTTGCCTTCTTCGTGTATTCTTGTACGCATAGCACCAACTAAAGAAGTGGCAACCACTAAAGTCACGGCGGGTTTATCAGCTAAATTTTGCAATTTAGATATTAAACCATTAAGCGAACCTTGTATTGTGATTATCATGGCGTAGCAGTTAATATTTCTATTTGAGTGTTACAATCAATACACGCATCTTCAGTTGAAATTCTTACGCCATCTAAAACGATTGACAATTCATTTTCAAATTCTTGGCTAAAATATTCCTGTAACTTAGCCGCCTTTTCAGCGTCAATAGTTGTGAATTTATTTAGCCTATCACTTGCTTGTCGGTAAATCATTACTTCACTACCTAGACAATAAAGTAAAGCGGTTGTGAATAAATCTTTGTTGTTACAAATCAAAAAATCATAGTTACAAGTTAGTGAAAAAACACCACTAAGCCCGAACGTATTATTTCCTGTTGTGTACTCTATTTGACTTACTCCTATTTGCGCTGCATCAGTTGTTACTGCGCCGTTTAAATAAGCATTACAACACCCATTACCATAATAAGAGGCAAACATGGTATTAAACCAATCAGAGTTACTATTGTTAATCTCTAAATCGGCAGCAGTTCGCCCCGTATCATCGTACCCAAAAAATATCCTTTGCGAACTGAAATTTTCGTTTACTTGTATCGTATTCCAGCCAACCGTACCCGTAAAAGTTGAAGTAAATAAAACCTCACCCGTATCAAGGTCGGCAATTTTAACAGTACAAGAACCAGCACTTAACAAATACAATTTAAGTTTTTGAACGCTTAACGATTGAAAATTACTCCTTCGATATTGGTTCAAAAGTTTCATTTCGTAAACAAAACCCCTGTATTGCCCTGTTCCTGTGGTATTTTCAGTCCCAAGAATGTTACCTAAGTCTAAGGTCGAACGTAACGACTTTAGTCTATACTTTTTCTGTAATTCAGAATTAACTTTATTATAAAACTTCTTAACTCCAATCGTTTGTATATCGTTCCAAACACCTAAGTAAGTTACTTGGTCGGGGTTCGCAATAGATTCTAACTGTTTAAAGAAATTGCCCGGCAGTTGGTTGATATACACGCCTGAAAACGCACCCGTAGGAGCATCGCAGCCGTATATACCAATCCAATCTACTAAGCAATTCATAATTAAGCGTTAGTTGCGGTGTAAAGTAAAGTACCGTTGTTTCTGTACAATCTATCGGTGATAGAGTATGCAGCAGTAGGGATATTGAAAATATCAAAAGCCTTACGAATAAACACGGTAATACCGGGGCCTACTGTTAAGTTTTGACCGTATCCATCTACGATAGTTTCTGCGCAGGCGTGTTCCTGTACCTGTACATCAAAATCAAGTGTAAATGTTTTACCGCTTGAAGTCGTGATTTGGAACGGCATTGAGAAGAACCATGAATCGTCCAAGTGAACGGCTCTAAATCCTTTGTAAACATTCAAATCAATAAAGTTTACTGCACGTGGGTCAATTACCGCGAACTTGTTTGAACCCCATGTAGAGTCGGCATATTGGTCATTGTAGAAGGGAGGCAATCCTAAAGACTGAGTATTTAAACCAGCAGCATCTACTCCTTTTGCACTTTTAAGCACGTTTTGAACCCAATAATTGTACATCAAACCACTTCCAACGAAAGCAGAATTTTGCCAATCGAATTCATTTGCAACGGCTTGACCCATTAGCCCGGTGATACCCTCGTTTAACGGATTGGTAGTAGTTGCTAATGTAAGGTTAATTGTAGTTGCGGTGTTTAATCCTGTTGTTTGGTTAACCCCAAAATTTAAAAGTTGTTTTGCTAGCAAATCTTGATCCATTGCGCCTACCATTGCATTCATTTTGGAATATATGGCATCCCATACGAATTTCATCCACCCAGGGAAAGCGGCTGGCGCATTTCCTGTATTGGTTTGAATGTATTTTGATGCTTCTTCTTCGAACTTAGCGATAGTAGCCAAATCAAAATTTAAGGATATTTGCTTAAACAACGATTGCGAAATGGTTGTTTCTTGGTACAAAGGAGCGTTTGAGGCATCGCAACTCAATGAGTCGGTTGCTTCATCAGGTACGCCCCTTGCGCGGGTTCTTACCACGATGTCGCGGTAGTGACCTGTCGGCGTTTGTTTAGCGTTTGAAACTATTGCGCCGCTTGCTTTTTCGATTAACATTTCTAAAAAGCCGGGCGAAGTTATTTTAGTTCCGGGGTTTGCCCCGTCCCAAATCATAGGCGCGGTCATGAGTAGATCTCGCGCGAAACCACTAGTGTTTCCCATAATAAAAAAGTAGAAATTAAAGAATTTTTAGTTCATTCCTTCGACTGCTAAAGCTAAACGAGCCTTTGCAGATTCCATGTTTGAACTGTTGCCATTGCCGTTGCCGCCTCCCCCCGGCGGTCTATTGCCTGCGGGTTCTTTTGCGGGTGCAATCAACGCGCTAACTGCGCCGTCAATGAACTGACTAATATCAACTTTGTTGTGTTGCTTATCAATCACGTCTAATCCCTCGCTCGTTTTTAAAACAGTAACTCCGTTTTCACGAGCCAATTTATATCCATTTGCTACTGCATCTTCTTTGACTTTCGATAAAGCGATTTTAGCCGCGAATAGTTGTTCTTTTTGTGTGGTCGTTGGCAATACCCAATTTTTACCCGCTAACTGAATTAATAGTTCGGTATCAATTGAATCATTTTCATATTTAGAATTTAAGTTTTGCTCAAATTCTTGTTTTGCCGCCTTTTCTGCTTTCAATTGAGTGTTTAACTCATCAATTTGTTTTTGGTAAACGGCGGTGTCGGCAGTTCCTTTCCCTTTTTGCGCTTCTTTAAGTTTAGTTATCGCACCTTTCAATCCACCTACACGATCATTTGTAAACTTTAATCCTTTGATTGCAGCTCTATCTTCTTCATCCAACAATTCCAATACTTCATTTAATGTTGCATCGGTTTTGTCGTAAGCCTCGGCGCGACCTTTCGGTACTAAGGTGTTTATAATTTTAGGATTGTTAAGCGCGGCGGCTTCACTCATTAACCCCGTATTTATAACCTCGGCAATTTTAGGGTCTAACTCCACCAAACAGGCGGGGTCAGCTAAAAATGTTTTAAGTTCTGCACCATCAACAGGATAACCCGCTTTTAATGCTAATCCGTTTATAAATTCTCCTATTTTCATATTATGCTTTTTTGTTTAATAATACCTTTAATTTTTCAATCTCATCATCCTTTGCCTTCAGTTCAGCGTTTTTTGATTGTAAAGCGTTATTTAACACTTCAACTTTCTTGATAGGTGAGTGACCCGTAACAACAGGATTATTTTTCACGTACTCATTTGCGGTTTCTTCATCCTCAAATGTTTGTCCTATCTTTACTCTCTCTTCTTCTTTCCACGCATCATTTTGTTTTATAACAAAGTTTTTCGCGGTTTCGGGAACTGTTCTATTAGTTCCATCGGGGTCGGTTAATAAGATGTATTTCGGCATAATTAAAACATATTAGGTTATAATATCTTTTACAAATTTATATTTAATTACAAATAAATTTGCATATATGAAAACAATTATATTGTTTTGCAATACTTACAACATTTAAAAATGCCAAAATATAATATCCCTACTTTAAAAGACTTAGATGTGTTGGTGATGAAATTTGTTTTGCACAAAAAAAGCGAAAAGGTTATGCGTAAAAGCAAGAATACTGGATACACCGCCGTTATTCAAGACATCATTAAATCACACCCCGAATATTTAAAATTTATTGCAAAATGAAACTAATAATAACTATTGTAATTTTATTGATAAATATTGTTTGCATATCATTTCTATTGACCGCATTTGAAAATGCTTTTTTTTGGTATTTCTCCACAATACTGAATTTTGTTGCCTTGATTTTTAATATCATTAATTTTTTTACAAAAAAATGATTTCACTAATCCACCCATCACGAAACCGCCCCGAACAGGCATATAAAACTTTGCAATTATGGAAAGAACGTGCAAGCGGTAGAGTAAACATTGAGCATATTTTAAGTATAGATCATTCAGATTTTACCGCCCCGCGTTACATTGAATTATTTAAACATGAATCGTTTATAGTTCAGCAACCAAACACGTGTGTAGTTGAAGCGGCAAATCATGCCGCAAGTCGCGCACTTGGTAATATTCGAATATATCTCAGATGACTTCGAATGTCCTCAAGATTGGGATTTAACTTTACATGAAATTTTTGGAAGTGAACCCATGCTTTTAAAAGTTAGTGATGGGGTAACCGCTAAGCATTTAGGCAACGAAACAGGAACGGCAAATATTTTAACTATTCCAATAATGAATAAAGCACTATATGAAAAGTTAGGATATTTTTTCCACCCATCATATCGTAGTCTATTTGTTGACGAAGACCTTTTCAATACGTGTGTAAATAACAATTGGCTTGTAAGAAGGGAAGACCTATTATTTCCTCATAACCATTGGGTAACAGGCAGAGTTAAGAAGGACGACACATATAAACATAGCGAATTAAACTGGGAACAGGGGAAAAGATTATTTCAAGAAAGAAAAGCAAAAGGATTCCCACTATATGAATAATACAGAAATTTGGAAAGATATTCCACAGTATAAAGGATTTTATCAAGCAAGTAATTTTGGTAATATCCGTTCTTTGGATAGGCAAAGTCGGAACGGATCAAACACCTATACGCGTAAAGGTAGGCAATTAACCCCATGTATTGAGGGTTCGGGTTATTTGCAAGTGCTAATACAGATAGGCGGTATTGTAAGAAAGCACATGAAAGTACATAGGCTTGTTGCGTTCGCTTTCATGCCCAACCCCGAAAATAAACTAACAGTCAACCATAAGAACGGAATTAAAACAGATAATAAGTTAGAAAATTTAGAATGGGCGACACATTCGGAAAACTTAATACACGCATTATCTACTGGGCTTAAAAAACCACAACAGTTAGGTAAATCCGGCGCATTACACCACTTATCAAAAGGTGTATATACTACAAAAGACGGAATAAAAATAGAATATGGTAGTATTCGCGAATGTGCGAGGGCATTGAATGTACACCCCGCTGCGGTAAGCAAGGCAATAGTTAAAAACTATAATTGTAGAGGACACCAAATTTTTGAAGAACGTAAATTATTAGGATTTCCATTATGAAGTTAGAAATATTAATTTGTACATTACCCGAAAGATGGGAGTTATTTGAGCGGTTATTTAATAAATTAACCATGCAAATTGATGATTTGGCTAATCCGTTTGATGTTGAAATCCTTTCTAATGGCAATCCAAAAGGGGTATCAATTGGGACAAAGCGGAATAGACTATTAGATATGTCAACTGCCGAATATGTGGCTTTTATTGATGATGATGATGATGTGAGTAATAACTATATTGCTACTCTTTTAGCTGGTGCAAAAATGGGTTTTGATTGTATTGGTTTACGTGGTGAAATTACTATCAATGGAGGTAAACCCGAAATATTTGAACACTCATTAAAATATGATGAATGGAAAACAAACGAGGGCGCAATTTATCCGAATGTTAAATACGAGCGTTTCCCGAATCATTTGAACTGTATAAAATCTTCAATAGCTAAACAATTCAAATATCCCGAAACAAACCACGGTGAAGATTTTGATTGGAGTACACAACTACACAAATCTGGTTTACTCAAAACTGAATACGAAGTTAACCACACAATTTACTACTATAATTACTTAACTAAAAAATGAATAGCGAAACCACAATTATAAACTACATTGATAAGCGATTAGAAAACTTTGATTTTGGGGCGGATGAAAGCGAAGGATTGAATATTGATGTGATGGAATGCAAGATAAATCCAATAAAAAAAAGTAACGATAATTATAGCCGTGACGAGGCTATTCAAATACTTAACAAAGTAAGAACACATTATCAAAAAAAAGGTTATGTAGTAACTTTCTCAAATGGGTTCTTTTCTTTTTTTATGCACGGTAACATTAATATTAAGAAAAAATGAAAGGCGCAATAGCATATTCTTTATTTGGCTACAACAGAACAAAGCACGAAAATAGTTTTTCATTCGAAACCTATATCCGGGGCTTGCTTTTAAACATTAGGTTAAATCGTTTACTTTATCCTAATTGGGGTATAGTATTACAAACCGATTACAGTACGTTTAACGCATATTGCGATTTGTTTGGCCAGCTACCGATTAAAGTCGAAGTAAATGAAGATAACACCCCACTTACAAAAGCGATGTTATGGAGAATGAAACCAGTCTTTAATTATAATTCATACACCCATGTTATTTGTAGGGATTTAGATAGTCCACCAACTTACAGAGAAGCACAGGCGGTGCAAGATTGGATAAATAGCGATAAAGCAGCACACGCGATTACAGATTCAGTAAGCCACACCGTACCCATGATGGGAGGCATGATAGGTTTTAGACCTCAGTATTTTCCCGAATATACGGGCTATCAACATTGGGCAGAATTTTTTGAAGGATTAACTATTGACTTTACACGAAAAGGCGCGGATCAAGATTTTTTAAACCGTCACATTTACCCAAAATTTGCACAACCTAATAAACCAGCTATTTTGCAACATTACGTTTTAGGCATGCCAAACACTTTTTTAGAAGGGTACAAAAATTATATCCCAAATATTGGCATAGATAATGTAAGTAATGAGTTAGAAGAAAGTAACGAGTTAGCTTCACATATTGGACAGGCTGGTTTTTTAATGGGGCAAACCTTTAGGCTTTTACAACGCTATCAACATTTATTTACCGACCTTTTACAAATAGAAAAAGATTTTCCTAATATCGCATATTGGGTTAATGATAATACATTTATTTAGTCATGGAAGCCATAAATATAATATTTATACTAGCAGTATCGCTTATAGTGGTATTATTAATTTTTCTTATGAGGCACTTCAACCAAAGAATTCAAATTGAGAAGGATTTTCAAAAAGAAGTTTCTAAAATTAAAAAAAAATATGAAAGTACAAGTTTTTAAACCGATGCTATTTTGCGATAAGTGCAATTGCTACTATGAAAGTCATTGTAGTGAACACATGGAAAAAAGTAAAATTCCTAATCAATTTGGGAATATATTTTATATTTTCAAAACATGGAGTGAAGGCGTACAACTACCCTTCCCCGAACCAACAATTTATACACATACCACAACATGAGAAACCAAACCTGTAAACAATTAAGAAAAGAAGCCAAAAAAGAAACAATTGGACTATCTGAAACAATCACTAAAAAGCTATACAAGGCTAAAAAGTTGAAGTATAGAAAATTAATTTTAAATCAACTATGAGAAGAATCGCAGTAATTAGCACAAACAACAACCCCGACTATTTTTTTTACGTTCCTATTGTCGAATGGGCATGGAATAAATTAGGGTGGGAGATAGCTTTATTTTTAACCGAAGATTGTAAGGAGATTCGCAATGATTGGTTAAACTACATATCAATGACTGCTACAACTACGCACGTTTATACAATACCAAACATCGAAGGAGTAAGAACGGGAACACTTGCTCAAACCGTTCGCCACTTTGTCGCTGATGTGTTACCTAAAGATGCTTACATAATGGTTCAAGACATCGACCTTATACCTTTAAAAGAATGGAATCCTAATTTAGATGAACAAACTATTTACGGGTGGGAATTAACCGGCAAATCATTTATTCCAGTTCACTATACAGGAATGTTAGGGCAAAAATGGTATGATTTAATGGATTGCACGGGTGATTTAAAAGCGGATATGGAACGTGAAATGAAAGCCAACGGGCGCGCTTATTTGCCTCAAGAAGATTGGGAGGGTTGGTGGAATACCGATTGGGATATTTTAACTCAAAAGGTTTTAGCGAAAAAAGAACAGTTTACTTTTATCCCTCGTGAATTGGTGAAACTTGCTAAAGATGCAACGCCTAAAGGTAGGATAGATAGGTATGATATTGATGCTACAATGAATCAAGAGGACATGGTGGACGCTCATCTTTCCAACCACAATCCTAGCGCGCCTGAGAAGGTAGAAATACTAAAAACGATACTATTAAAATACTTTGGTGAACTGCCTGAATGGTTAGATAATTACATTTTAAATCACCACGCAAAATATGGACAGGGACGTTAAAGTCTTGCACCATCATTTAGGACTAGGAGATCATTTGATTTGCTACGGATTAGTGCGTGAAATAAACCCCGATTTTTTGCTTTGTAAGCGTGTTAATTTGCCAACGGTTAAATATATGTATCGCAATATTGGAATTAGGCTAGTGCCTGTTGATAATGATTTTAATAATGATTTTGTCGGCGCAACTAAAATAGGATTCACGGACGAAACAATGACGGAAGAAATATTTGGAACTGAATTTTACAAACAAGCTGGATTACCTTATGAAACCCGTTGGAAGTATAAAATAGATATTGATTGCTACCAAGTAAAAGGCGAAGGAAATTTTATACATTTGCCTTATGAAATGGATGGTTTTAAGCCTAGTCGAGAATTAGCTGAAAACATTTTCTGTTACAAAGATGTGATTGAAAACGCACCCGAAGTACACGTAATGGAAAGCAGTTTTAGGCAATTGATTGAATTTTTAGAACCCAAAGGAAAATTATTTTTACATTTTAACAAAGAAAAGTCGTGGCGTATTGTACCGTCTCGACATAATTGGAATATCATATATGACTAAAGAAGATTTTTTAGAAGGAATGACCGATTGGTCTAATCATCGCGCCTTATTATGGTTAGCACTTGAAGCTACTAAAACGGGCGATGTAATTGAAATGGGATGCGGTGATGGTAGTACACGGCAACTACATAAATATTGCAAAGCAAATAACCGCCGATTATATTCGTTTGAAACGGATTTGGAATGGCTTTTAAGATTCAAAGATTTGCAAAGTGATACACATTTTATGAACCTAGTTGATAATTGGGATGAAGTTTCATTAATTAACCCATCTGTAATTTTAATCGACCATTCGCCGGGGGAAAGACGTTATTTAGACGTTATCAAATTTGCCAATATAAACGGTATTTTAGTTTTGCACGATACGCAACCACCACCAACGGCAGCGGCTTATAAATATGAAAAAACATGGCACTTGTTTAAGCATATTATTACCTTAGATGCGGGCAAAAATGACGATCCAAGTATTGACGATAATAAAACATGGGCTTCGGCGGTTTCGAATACTTACGATGTAACAAAATGGGAAGGGCAAACTTTTAATAATGGTAGCTATATTTTAAAGTAATGAAAAGTAAAAATATCTTTATCACAGGAATTAACGGGTTCGTAGGTGCTTCACTCGCTCAATACGAACTAATCAAAGGCAACAATGTTTACGGTTTAATCCGTGAATACAATAAAAAGTCTAGGCATGATATTTTGGATCGTTGCACTATAATAATGGGTGACATTTTAAATAGTGCTTTAATTTCAAGAATTTTAACCGATTACGAAATTGATACTGTCTACCACATTGCCGCTCAAAGTATTGTAAGAAACGCACAGGCTAATCCGACTAATTGCTACGCATCAAATATTATGGGTACAGTTAGCGTTTTAGAGGCGGTGAGGCTATTTAGACCATCATGCAAAGTAGTTGTTGCCTCCAGTGATAAAGCCTATGGTTTTAACGGCGGAAATGAGTATTTAGAAAGTGATGCTTTACGTGGTGATGATACCTACGCAACTTCTAAAAGTTGCGCTGACTTAATCGCACAAACCTATTTTTCAAATTACGGATTAAATATAAATATTACCCGTTGCGCGAATGTTTACGGTGAAGGTGACATGAATACTTCACGCTTAATTCCAAACACTATTCTAAGCATTTTAAGAGGTGAAAAACCTCGTATTTATAGCGGTGTTTTAGCCTTCAAAAGGGAGTTTATACATATTAGTGACGTTGTTCGTGCTTATCATTTTATCGCTGAAAATGGAGTACCGGGTGAAGCGTATAATGTAGGTTGCGACATTGATAGAAAAGTGGGTGACGTTGTAAATATGATTTGTGAGTTAATGAAATGGGACGGCGGGATTAATACACCCGAAAAGAAGTTTAAAGAGATACCCGCGCAATGTTTAAGCCATAAAAAGTTATTTAGTTTGGGGTGGACGGGTGAAGTTTGTTTGTCTGAAGGATTGCAAAATACGATTGAGTGGTATAAAAAATGAGTTACGCGACTAAAAAAGAAAAATCAGCCTTGCGCGATTTATTGCGCAAACTCCCCATTTTTGATAAGAAAGGAAAATTATTACCTTTAAAACGGCATCATATCGAAATTATAAATGATGAAGGTCAAACAATAAAACGATTAAAATTAAGTGCTGACGCTCTTAACGAAATGATTGAATATTATTTGAATGCTGATTAAATAGCAACCCCGTTTTCATGTTTAATTCCGTACTTGTTATAAGCCTCGATTCTAACCTTAACAGGAACAAAGTTTTCATTGCATGGAGTGTAACCGTGGGCGCAGTTGTAGCCGGCACGAAGTACTGGAAAGTTATCTTTATTAGTCCCGTCAATCATTCCTAATGGTAAATCGGTTTTAGGATTCAATTTCATTTTTACCCCATCAATTTCACCGCTTATTATTTCGGGTAATTCTTTCTCATAAACATATTTTTTCTTTACAAGGTGAACACAAAATTCGCGCGAAGTAGTGAGTAAAGAACCCGCGTAAATGTGCCACTTCAAACCTAAACTTTGCGTAACGGTTTGCGAATACTGCCCGTTAAATTGGCTTAAAGCATCCGTTGTAATTTGTGATGTGTACCTTTCCAGCACGCCCACGGTATCTTTATTTGCCGTAATAAAGTCGCTTAATTGCGCCCTCATTTCTTTGTAGCTTGCCCCCGTGGTAATATTAAGCCTTAATATATCGGTTACTTTATTTGTGATGTTTGCCCTTAACCCATCTTCAGTAAGATATTGAACTACTGAATTTATCGCTTGTGTTTTGATTTCATTGAGTAGCGCACTTGGTTTAAACTTATCGGATACACTTTCGAAATATTGGTTTTGTAATTTTTCAACCGTGTTAAATGTAGCAACCAAATCTTTAACCGCGTCAATATACTCTGGTGACAAAATTATTTTATTAATCTTGTTTTGAATAGCTCCGATTGCTTTTAAATTCTTAACCGTATTAGCAATATTTTCACCTTTCAAATCTAACCCCTTCAAAAGTAGTTCTACTTCATTTGCGATATTGGATTGAATAGTAGGTATCTTAGATTGAAACTTTGTAATAGCTTTTTCAATCGTTTCGACTATCTCATTTATTTGCTTTTCGGTACTCATGCAACAGGCATAACTAATTTACTTACATCATTTGCTTTTATAATTTCATTTGCGTACCCTTCTATTATTTTCTTTTGTTCGCTATCTTCTAACTCTGTAAATCCTTCTTTTTCATCCAAAGCACGGCAAACAAATTGCTGAATATTGCAACTTATAACCGCATCAAGTTTAGTAATATATCCGTTTTGTTGCATGGTTAAAACCTCGTCACGGCTAAAACTATTGAACGGGTCTAACTCAAAAATCAATTCCATTTCATCTATAAACTCAGGGTCATTCGGATATTTCTTCGCCGCGATTTCCACCTCCATTTTATTCATAAACATAGGATTCATTTTAGCATCTAAGGCGGCTTTCTTTTCAGCAAGTAGGTAATCAGTATTGAGTAAGTCATATTTCTCTGGTACGGCAATTTTAGGCATCAATAAAAGCCTTTCTTCTTTGCTAGGCACAACGGTTGCATATCTATACTCAATCGAATAGTAACAAACTTTATCCAATATCCAAACAATATCTTCACAAATTGCGTGAACTGTGTTATTACTTTCATCATGGTCATATTCTTTAGCGATTCCACTTTGTGAGGCTGGTATCTTGGATAAGAACTCCATATTTATAGCCGACAAAGATTTGAAACCGCAAGCCTCCAACATTTCATTTAAAAGCCTAGCCATATCCGCAACCCACTCTTTGCCAATATATCCGGCGGGTGGAATTGGTGCGGATACTTGACCTAAATTTGTGTTTGCCGCCTTAACATTTACAATATCAAAAGGGCTAATTTTTTTAGTCTTTGAACCTTGACACGTAAAGCACGGTAACATAGTATTTTGTCTTTCGTAACCCGTTCCATTACAGGATTCACACACATTATTTTGCTCGTAAACCCATTTTTCACTATGGACGTGTTGAACAATTTGTGCGCTCAAATCTTCATTCAATCCCACGTATTCATCTAATTCGGGTAACATAGGTGAAATTCTACTTTCCCATACTGTTTGCTTTTCACGGTGTTCGCTAAATTGACCTCTTAATTTAAAGGCTGGTATTTCACCAAAATTGTGATCATAGTAATAAGCACTATCAACTTTACCATCTGCATTTACTTGCTCGTATCTTATGTATTGGGTATCTGTAACGACAATATAAACCATACCATCGTGCATCTGTTTGCCTTCGCCCGTGTTGTAACTACATTTTTCGTGTGACCTTACCACACATAATTCACCTTCTTTATAGTCGATAACCTGGTCAGAATTATAAATAATTGGGAACGGTTTCATATAACCGTCACTAGGTTTATAGTCTCCCAACGGGCCAACTATACAAATTGCGTTACTATCAATCAAATAGTTTTTTAACAAAATAGCAAAAGCCCAATTAGTAATACTATTAAAATACGGGTAATTGTAGTTAAAATATTGTTCCGGCGTTTCTTTTTCGGGTATCTTCTTGGTGTCTAATTCAAATTTTACACTCCAATCGGGCGACCTTCTAATTTTAGAAAGCGATGTCAAAACACGGTTACAAATTATTTTTGTTTTGGGTTTGTAGTTTGCCCTCCGATATTCATAACTACTCAAAGCCTCATTTGGTCGCCTTTGTTCAACTAATTTTCTAGGGAATTCACCATTAAAATGTATGCGCAAGTGATTGTATAAACTTACACAAATACCTTTTTGATCACGTACTGCGCCCCATGTTTGCATATCCTTGAGGTTATACAAAGGATTCACATACATATCGGTGAAATACTTAGTTAAGAAAGCGTTATCAATTTCCATTTTATATTTTTTTACGATCGTTTAAAAACCTATTCTTATTTACCCATTTATGAGGGTGAACCATACCCAACTTATAATATGCAGCCGAAACTAAGTTATTATAAATCTGTTGTTCTACATCGGTGGCTCTGATACCACCCATACTAATACCGTAATAAGTTTCTCTTAGCGAAGGTATGAAACATTTTGCAGTATTTGTTTGCCTCCAATATACCGGCTCCCACTTTTCTTGAGGATACACATCCGTTTGCATCATTGCTATCGAAAAAGCAAGTTCATCAGCCATGTAACCCGCAAAGGTTCTATAAGTTATTTTAGGATTATCATAAACTTGTTTTGCTTTCTCAAATAATTCCTTTACCCTATCAGTTTTTTTGAAATAAATAACCTCACTACTTAGGTGAAAATTAAGTTTTGAACCTAACCCATAAATAACTGAAATTTCTGTAAAATTCGCCCACGCCTTAGTGTTGTTTTCTGCTTTGTCTAATAAGGTCGAACCGTAATTTTTCATATTAAAATCAGTATCGGTAAACAACTCCAAAGGATCACGCCCAAACCATGCCATGTCCACATCTAAATATAAAGTTTCATCAAAGGGCGAAAGTTCGAATAAGCAAAGTTTATTTCTTAGTGCGTAACCTTCATTAACAATAGGAATTAATTGAAATAGTTTTTTCTCACTTTCCGAAATATCCGAAAGGCTTATTCTATCACATACCAAAGCAATAGGAATGTCACTACACGCGCGAATAGTTGCTGCTAATGCAGCCGCCATTTTACCGTAATAGTGGTGTCCGATGCAAATTAGTAAAAGCCCCTTGCTCATTTTGTCTCAACCTTGTTTTGCTCTAAAATTAACTGCTCGATTTTGGTAATAAGTGGCGCAACGTGTTTATAAGGTTGCTCTAAAAGCACGTTATAAATTATTATTATTTCTTTTCCTTTCAAATCGAAATTAAATACTTTTTCGGGTGTTATTGTGATGTCCTGCATATTAAAACATATAAAAAAAGTTGGTTTGGTTTGGTGCTATATATAAACTTGAAATATTTGAGGTGGCAAACATACAACTAGGATTTTGCGCTAATTGCATCGCCTCATTTCCACTTAATGCACGGTTGTAAAAGTTTACATTTCTTATAAACCCATTAACCGAATAATTATTTACAACTATATTATATTGTGCCGTGGATATTCTTAATTCGGTTTGTGTAGTTGGTAAAATAACAGTAATAGCCGAACCCGCATTTAATGTAGTTGCAGTATCTTTTACTCCATTAAAAAACATTTCCATACGGTTTGCGTTACCGCTCCATGTTGCCGTTATTGTATATTTAACCCCTACAGTCATAGCGAAGTTACTATAAATATAGGTTGAATTTGCCCCGCTTGAATCCGATATTTGGAAATAAACACGACCTAAATTATCGCAGAACAAATGCCATTTCATTTCAGCAACTGCACCGTTCCACTTTGATAAAATTACTTGAAAAGAGGGTGCGAAATTGTTGAAAATAACATCGCATGAAACACTACATTGTACGCAATTATCGAAGCCATTAAAAGAACCCGTGATGTAATCCGTTGTGCCGTCAAAATAACAACCTCTAGGAGTAAATAAAGCATCATTTGTAAGAATTCCACCTACATATCCAACGGCGTTATTTGCGTATCTTCCACTAAATTCATTTAGTGGATAACAACCAACATTACCACGACTTAACGGGTGCGTTCTATTTAACTGCTTTATCATTATCCGATTGAATCAATAGTGGTGAGTGAAACATTAATTGCACACGATTGAGTAAATAAAGAGCCGTCAAAAACCGCTCTTATTCTTACCGCCCCCGCGGGAACTTCAACACCCGAATAAATCTCTGCGCTATCGTAAATTGTGCAACCGGTGGCGGCATTTACTAAGTCATCTTCAACAGTAACACTAGTATTTGCTACAATTGATTTTATACGGGCAAACTCACTATTTGCAGCCGTTCCGTTGGATATGAAAATAATATCCCCCGCCGCTAAATTGGTAGTACTTGCAACCGTAATAACCTTTTGCCCCGCCGCAACCGTGCCACTTACCGCCTCCGCTTCACACGCCGCGAAGTTGGTTGCAAATTGTGCAAATGGAAACCATGTATTATCCCCGCTTGCACTCTTTGAAAATTCCAAACGAATATTTGCGCTTGCAGTCGAAGCCGTTGCCGCCCTTCGCCCGAATCTAACCCCAATAATACCACCTAAGATAGTTGAAGTAATTTGTACCGTTCCTAATACAACTGTTGAGGCTGCTACGTCTTGCATGGTGAGCAAATCCGTTTGAACCGTTTTAGTATAATTTGCCATGTTTATTTATTTAAAAAGTTAGCGACCTTTGATAAGTCAGTTTTTGCCTCGTTTAAAAAAGCATCATGTGCTTGTTTTAACTTTTCTTTGTAGTCATCCAAAGTTGCTTGAACGTCTAAATTTACGCTTGCGGTAAAGGAAAAGTCACCATCTAATGAGGTTAAATTTCCCACCGTTTTTTTACCCTCAAAGGGTTTGAAGTCTGTTGTATATGCCATAATTATCCAGCGGCTACACACCGCCATTTGGTTGTTACTGTATTCCAAATAAAACCTACATCTTTTCTTGTACTTGCTACCGTGGTTGTTGGTAAGGTTGCCGCCCCATTTTCAAAACTAGCACCCCAAGTTATAGCCCTTGCAGTTCCATTATCTGTAAATGCTAACCATAATTTTTGCGCTTCCGTTGGTGTACCCGTTAAATTGGTAGTCATTGAAGTAATCGCAGTATTTAACCCCGTGAAATGCTTAAAATCTAGTGCATCGGTATCGGTTGAAGGTGTCGCGCCCGGTGCATTTGTTACGGCGGTACGAGGGCGAATACGGGCAATAAAAGGGCTATTAAATGTTATTGTCGGGACTGTTCCACCAGAAATTGTCCACGCAACATTTGAAGAAGCGTCTATTGATTGAGTTAAATAATTGCTTGCTGAATTTATAGCGTGATGCTCAATATTAGAATCCTGCATTATAGCCCACGTTATCGCACCTGTGCCTAAATATGCCTGTCCTAATGCTACCGCAAATCTCCCATTTGTTTGTTGTGCTTGTATAGTTAACCCCCTTACAATTCCTTCGCCTGATGAACCATTTTGAGAGGATATTATATTTGTTTGTACTGCGTTTGAAGATGCCAATTTTATTGCGCACCTGCCATTATTAAGTGCTTCGGTATTACTTAATACTACATTTACACCACCGTCTGAGACTACAGAATCTGTTATTGTGAGCCTATTTCCCGTAGCACCTATGCCTGCAATTTGCATAGCACCCGTGTACTTTAAAATGATATTACTTAACTCTAACCCAGTTGCCGTACCCGCTGCATCTTGTACCGCTTGCAAAGAACCCGAAATTACACCTGTTGTTCCTATCCTTAACCCCTTATCAGCAGCCGCCGCCCAACTAGGCAAACCACTTGCTAATGTTAGAACTTGCCCGTCCGTTCCCGCCGCTAAACTTGTAACCTGTTTTGAAGCGTTAAGATAAATTAAGGTGCTTGCGGTTTTTGATGCAAAGGTGAAAATACCACTATACTCAAACTCCGCCGTGCTTAAACGAATACCAGAATTATTACCTAATCCGTCCTTTACATTGCGCAAAGAAGCGGTTAAGCCCGAAGCATCATTATTCATATTGAGTAAACCTCGATATGTGTAATCCGGAATCCCGGGCGTTTGTCCTGTTAATGCCATTTTACAAATTTATAAAAATTCAAATTCAATATTAATATCTTCCCACGGTATATTTATTTCTTCCCATGTTAAACCTAATAACGCATCTAAACCAAATAATCTACCACTTAATTTATAGTTACTATTTTGGTCTAATTGTGAAAAATCAATTAAGCAAGTAGTAGTTACAGTTGAAACACCTTCTACCACTTTTAAGGTTTGGGGCGAAGTGTTACCCGTTACACCCTTTAATTTTTGCGCTAAATTAGTTCTTATGCTACTAAATTCTTCTATTACATTGCTTGCTTGTACGTAGTGAGGTTCAATTCTATGTATAGCCACAAAGTCAGCGTATGCCGTTGCCATATCACCATAAACGGCGGTGTTCCACGTCCACACAATTTTAAATAAGGTGTTGCCATTACTTAAAACTTTAGGTGTTATTTCCGTTGCTCCGTCCTCCGTCCATGTTGTAATGGCTTGTGTCCACTTAGGCGGATCGTAACCGTCCACATCGTATGTTTTTATTTGGATATTAGGACTAAGAAATTTGTAATCGGTTAAAATTGGCCCAGCATCTCCCGTTGTTTGACTGTCAATAGTTGCGGTAATTCTAAACCGTAATTTCCAATCCCCAGCGTTTTCATAAAAGGTAGCTGAATGTTGATTGAACCCTAATTTCAATTCACTAGCATCGTAAAAAGCACTATTTACATTCGGGTTATAAATCCATTTTTGCCAATCTATTTTAAAAGTGCAAACGGCGTTATAATTTAAGAAGGACGTATTTTTTAAAGCCGTGGCGGTTTCTAATAATACTAAATTGAACTGATCCCCCACGGGTAAATTAAAATCCCTCTTTGTTCTTATGGCAAATTGGTAAGCATCGTACCCGTCAATTGGTGAACTAACAAATAGGGCGGTGTTAAATGTGTAGGAACTTATTTCCCAAAACTCCTCCGTAACCGTATTATAAGCGATAAACTGAACTTTTAACCCTACCAATTTAGCGAATAAAGCCAAATTCAAATCAAAGTTAAAGTTGTTCAAAATCCCATCTTCAATCCAGCCTTTGAAATTGTGCTGACTATTTATTAAGTCGGGTGAGGTGTCTGGGTAAACTTGTAAATGATTATAGTAACGGTTATCCCTCCAAACTAATAAACCACTTACGTCATCATTTGTGATAAAAGGCGCATAAGAAGCCATTAACGTAACTTTGTCGCTTGTTGCGTTGGTTAGGGTTTCTGTGTGGCTTATTTGAAGTCCTATAAGAAAATAGTCGCCGCTTGCTATTCGTGCTTGTTGTAAACTTGAAAATTCAACATCAAATTCTATTGTTACACTTGTTGCTGCAATACTTACCGCCGTTGCGTTGGTAATTATCGTACCGTTTGCCGCGACTGCATCAACATCACTTACCAAACCTTCTTCGATAAACAATTCGGGTAAGGTATCCGCTAAATTTCCAACGGTTGCCGGTGCTTTACTTACATAAATACCGTAACGATAATCTTCGCCGGCTACAAAATTACAAGTAATTACCGCCGTTACCCTCGTTTTTGCGCCTTTTTGCAATCCATCAACCGCCGTAACCGTTGCCGTATCTTCAAATGATACCGCCCCTAATGTATAATTTGAGTTTAACCCGTTAAAGTTTTCACCAAACCATGCAGTCGAACCCCTATTTTTGTCATCAATTCCTATTTTACCGCCGTTTGGATTACTAAATACCGCCCTAAATTCACATTCTGAAACATATTTTAATGAGGCTGTACCGTCATATTCTGCTGGTATAATTCCTGTATCGTAATCTAATTCATAACCTGGCGCATAGTAAGGATTTAAAAAGATATGTTCAATGGTGAAAGTTTGGTAATAGGTCGAAGTAATTACACCCGTGGAACAAGTAATACTCCCCGCCTCCCAAACATTTATTCCACCAACGGGCAAACCTGCCGTACTTACTGTTAAATTTTCAAACGTGTATGCCTGCTCTTTATTGGTAGCCTTATTTATGTAGTTTGTGGCTTCATCATTTTCGATTAACCCAAATTTATAAAGGAGTGATTTTAGTACAGTAGTACCGCGAAAACAAGCTGGTGCGCTAAAGTTATTACCCGTTTGGTCTGTCCCTGTATTCACGGTGTAATACATCGTTAATCCATCGCTACTAATTGCCGTAACTGTACCCGTAAAAAAAGTAGTCGCAGAACCTACCAAAACATCGTTAAAATGGAACGTGTCGCCCGGTGAAAATCCGTCATCTAAAAAAGAACCAAACCCGCGAACCACTTGACCGGCAGCGACAAAATAAAATTGATCGGAACTTGAAGGTTGTGAAAACCACGAAACTTCTACCGTTTTAACTAACTTTAATTTTTCAAAAACAGAACCAACAAGATTAACCGTATAGTCGCCCGTATTTGAAGCAAATGTGCTACCGTTCTTTATTTGACTAAAGAATTTACTACTTGTTACTATTACGTTTTGCCCCATTATTTCAGTTTATCAATTTCGTTATTTACGGTTGTAATTTCATTATCAATTTCAAAGGTAGTTTTTTCCACATGATTTGCACCCGCTAATTTACACGCTGAAAATAAAATATGTGTGATAACCGCCGAACAAATCGAAGCACCTAATAATTTAGCACCAAAAGCAACACTAAAGAAACACCAAACCGCCCCAACTAAAAATATTAATGCGTTCACCACTTGCAAAAGTGAGAAAGCAAATATTAGGTAGCCTAAGAATTTAAACAGTTTTATTGTGTATTTCATTTTGTAATCTTTTTAATCCTTCTTCATCTAAATTAGCTACCATTCTTTTTACTTCATTTGCGGTTTTTAAGTCGTTACCGCTCAATACATTCAATGCCTTATTAAATGTATTTTCAAAGTTTTGTAGTGCTTCTAATGCTTCTTTTGGTATCTTACTTTGTTGCATTTCTTTTAAAATAATTAGCGTTACATATTACTTTTGTAGTTGTCATTATTGGCAACCAACCATGAGTATATATTTTAGGCTTTTTTAATCCTAAAAAATTAGCAAGTGCGAAAGCGTTTTTTGGTATCATTAGAATTTATTTTTTAGTGCTTTGCGTTCTTCATAAGTAAGGTGTTTGTAATTTTCTTTTTGCCTTGCAAGTGAAACACTACGATAACCACTCTTAAACTTTTGCTCATCGGCTTTTTGTGCCAACTCATTGACATAGTCTTGAGTGCTTGTATATAGTTGTGGTTGCTTTGTCTCTACAATATTTGCAGAACGTAACCATTGCTTTAATGCGATAAAAAAGGCTTTTATAACTTTCATATTTACGGTTCAATGAATACTTGTTGAAGGTTCTTAGTCCACGTTTCACTAACCCAATAATCTAAAGTTGCTTTATCTTTTGAAAACTCCCATTCAATACTTTCGACTTTCCCACTAGCAAAGTAACTACTATTTAGGCATTTTACAAAATCGCTGAATCCAAAAGGAATCACAACGCCCGGAAACATTCTTTTTTGTCCAAAGAAGTTATTAGGCATGAAGGATTTTGTATAGTAGAAATTATCGTATAAATACTTCGCTGAAATTCGCGCCCGTTGATCTGCGTATAAATACCCCGTACTTTTTACCGCTAAAACTTTAGGAACATTCCAAGTTGTACTACTAACTTTTAAAGGTGCGCCACGGTTTACGATTAACTGCGCAAGTGTTATTTTACTTTTGAACGCAATAAGTATTTTATCAATTTCCTTCGTAACCAATAACAAAACATCTTCATATCCTTCTAATAAATCCCTAGTATTACCAAGTGCTAAAGGTATATTTATCTCTTCTAATCCTTTATTCAGTACGTTAAATTGGTCGCGTACTTGAACGGGCTTGGTAATGACCTCATAATTTGTACCCGTGAAATTTTTAACCGTGTATTCGTCCGTTGTATCGGTTTGAAAACTGATAATAAAGTTTGCTATAAATTCGTCAATATTGTAAATTATTTGCTCTTTATCTTGTATAGAAATTCTTGAAGTCGGGTCAAATTGTGGAGTTTTTAAGGTTTTCCAATAGGTGCTATCAATAGGGTGCAGTTGAACGGTTGAACCAACAACCGCCATTTTAGCGTAGAACATTTTTTTTGCGACTTCAAACATTTGTGAAGGGTGGTAGCCAAAATCGCCCGCTTGAGGTATGCCTGTTGTAAGTTCTGTATAGTCGGGCTTTGAAGGTAAATATACGTAGGTCTTTAGTTCTTCGATTGAGCTATTAAACGAATACCCTAAATATTCAACCGCCTTTGATAAAGCACGGTGAAAAGTTATGCCTAAATTATTTTTTGGCAAAGGGTAAAGTAATTCGATTAACTTTTTTGTAAGTTTGATTATTTGTATAACCAATAAAGCTGCATAAACTAAGTCCAAAATCAATGTTACGGGCGCAGTCGGAAAATTGGCAATATCGGTTTGAATCTTAAGCACTAAAAAATACAACTCCCTTAGCATCGTAAATTCTAAGAAAGCTAACATCAAATTTTGTAGTGTTTGGTCCACGGGTATCACAACAGTTTTAACCGTTGTAAAATCTGCACTTGTAATTCGTTTACTTAATTCTGTTGAAGTGCTTGTAAGTAGTCCGTAAGTAAGTGCTGACAACTTAGTTTCTAAATCATTCAAAGACTTTCTTTTAACTAATCTTACACTAACTTTTACGGGGTTAATTATTCTATAACCTTGTGTAAAATCAATATAGCCATCGAATACCGTTATAGGTGCGCTGAATACTTGAGGGTCATAAGCCGTAATTAATACGGGCAAACCTTCTAAATATCCCGTTCCACCGTTTAATCCATCTGTACCGTAATCAATAACTTTCCGAGCGGCAGCATTAACCAAAGTAACATTTGAAAGTGAAATATTAGGTTGCACATTGCCACGCTCAAACGTAGCCAATACCTTGAGTGAATTTAACTCCACCATAGCATCGTAATCGTACCCGTCTAATGTGCAACTAACTTTTACCATATACCGCCGTTTTTAGTTCTGTCAATCGTTAATTTTGTTTTACTTTCCGTTACTCTTATAAATGAATCCGTAATCCGATCGTAATCAAAAAAAGTATTTGACTTTTCGGTTTTAATTGTTTCCCTTACATTTTTCAACTCCCGTACAATATCCCTACTATCATGAGAATATGCAACGGGTGCTAATTGGTTGCTATTATACAAACTCATAACCTTTGCGGCTTCGTCATTTGAAACACCCCCAAATAATAAGTTTTGATGCGCCGGCACAATTCTTTCATGTGGGTGGTTAATCGCTAAGAATCCGCCTTTACCATCTAATCCGCCCCCGTGGCCCGTATCTTCTGTTCCTACAAAGAATGATGGCAACCCTTCGATAAGAGAAACTAACGCCGCCGCCTGTGCTATCGTGTCCAAAGTTGCTTTTCCCGGGTTGTCGGGGTTCGCTTCTAAGTTTGCCGTTTCCAATTTCAAAACAGTTAAGGCAAATTCTGCTTTCTGTTTTTTGCGTAGGGTTTCCGCTCTTTTTTCTTCTGCCTCTGCTTGTGCTTTTTGTTCGGCTGCTAAACTTTCTTTAGCATTGTCCACCCCCTGAGCCGCTAAAATTCTAAGTGTGTCTTGTTCTTTTTGGTGCGCTGCAATTTGCCTATCAATGTTTTTTAATTCATTGTCGTAGTGTTGGTTCGATTCATTTTGAAGTGCTGCGTATAAATCCTTTTCGCGTTGGATACGGTCTTTAATCGCTTTGTCAAGTTCTGCTTCGCTTTTTATACCGCCGGCAATTCGCGCCGCATCTTTACCGCCTTTTCCACCGCTTAAAGGGTCGTTTCCCTCTTTTTCTGCTAAATCTTTCCTTTCTTTAAGGTATTTTTCATATTGTGCAAGTTGTAAATCATTTAATCTTTTCTCAAATTCTAAGGTATCAAATCCGTATTTTTCGGCATAACCTAACATTATTTTTAAAGCCTCAATAGTTAAATCTTCTTTACGGTCGTTGTGTTCCTGAGTGCCTATTTCATTTTTCATGTAGGCTTCATCATTCGCTATTTGCTCCCTTTCATAGAAAATTTCAGTATCTTTTAAAAGCCTTTGATAATATTGTTCTAAGGTTTCTTCTTCTTGTTTTGTGGTATGTTCTAATTGCTTTTTATGCTTATCCGCCGCCGCTTTTTGATCTTCTAACCTTTTAGCATCTTGCTCTCTATCTCTTTTTTGTTGCGCTAAAAACATAGCGGTTTGCATTTCCTGTGCTGCTTTATCTAATCCTTTGAAATACTCATAAAAACCCGTACCCATTTTAAAACCCGATTGACTTCTCCCCCTTGTTTGTGCGTCAATAAGTTGCTGACTTACTTTTTCTTCGCCCCTTGTTTTTGCAAGTTCTTCGCGTAGTTTCTTTTCCTGCGCTATAAATATTTCATAAGCATCTTTTTTGTCTTGGTTGCCTTCACGGTCGATTTTGAAAGCCTCCGCCGCTTCCTTTGTCATTGTTCCGCTTGCTACTCTTATTCTTATTTGTGCATCTTCAATTTTGCGCGTAAGGTTTTCAATATTTGCCTCACTTTTTTTAAGTTCCTCGTTAAAGTCAAATTGTGATTTTGTTGCTTTATCAGTATTTGTAACCCACTCAATCATTTTACTACCATAAACAGTAAGCAAAGTAATACCAACTGAAATAAGAGTTTGCCAACTAAAAAAAGCCTTTGCGATTGCACCCGCAATACTAACAACGGGTTCGCCACTTTTTGCTAATTCTACATTTGCGGTTTTTAGTTTTTTTATTTCATCGGTAAACTGTGGAATGTTATTACTAATAGCTAAAAAGAAAGTGGACATTGAAACGGCGGCGGCGGGTGCTTCACGGGTTAATTGGTTAATACTTTGAGCCAAACCGTTATATCCACTTTTGTAATTTCCGACATTGCGCTGAAAATTACCCATCGAATGTTCGACCTCGTCAATTTTTAATCTTAATGTTTCAATCCCTGAAAGTTGTTTTAATCCTACATTACTTTTTCGTACTGTTTCACTCAAAGCCGTGTATGCCTGAGTTGCTAAATTCAACTTTGCCCGTAACTGATCCAAACTACCTTCTTCAGCTACCTGTGCTTTTACATAATTCTTAGTTTCGCGGGTAACTTCTGAAATGGCTAATTTGTTTTTTTGCAGTTCATCATAGTTTTGCTCTAAGGTTTCATTAATTTTCTTTTGAGCGGTTTCTATTTGCGCCTGTACACGCATATAAGCATCAGCGGCGGGCTTAACTTTTCTGTATGAATCGCCTATGCCGTTTACATCTTCTGCTGAACCTAAAGGATTATTTTTTAATGTTTCTTTTGTGAGTAATAAAAAACTTTGAAGCACGGCGGACATTTCCTTCATTACGGGTAACGAAGCGGCGGCACTATCCCTTAAATCTTTAAAGACGTCCGGTTGTATAAGTTCTTCTGCCTTAATCTGATTCTCTGCCATGATGCTTATTTAATTGTTCGCCGTGTATAGCCTTTAAATAACCGTAATATTCCATTACAGTCATTTTATTTTTATCTGTTTGGGTTCTTAAATACTTATCAATTTGAGCAAATGTAACGCTCATTTTTTGCGCCTCAATTTTATCGAAATAGGTGTCATGTTCGATTTGAGCCATTTTTAAATAGGTATCGTTTATTGGCGAGGGGTCAAGTGCGTAATCAATTTGAGAGTAGATTAATTGACGTTTAACTTCTAAAAAGTCCTTAAAATCTTCGCTTATGCCAAACTCACTAAAGAACTCTGTTTTTGCCTTATCCCACGCCTCACTAAGTTGTTTGTCGTTTGGTTCGCCCGAAATAATCAATAGCTTTAAATCCCCTGTTTCATGGATTTTTAACCACGTATTAATTAGCATGGTTGAAATACTATCGTATAATTTTATTTCGGTCATTTATAGAAAGTTTCTCAATTCTTTTATGATATTATCGCGGTTTATTGGCTTAATTATAGCAATACTTTGAGGGGTTAATCCTAGTGTATCTTCTCCCCAACGTATTGTTATATCTTTGCCGTCCTTTATACTGTTTGCCGTTATTATTATGTTTCCCGTTGCATCGAAAGTAGCATCAAAACTTCGATAAAATTCGCCCGTATCATTTAATGTAACATGGTCAAATCTTTGCCCTCGTTCTGCTTTGTATCGTTTCGTAACTGTTGCGTAGTCGCCTCCAATTTCTTCTAAACTTATACCACGTGAATCAATACCCTGCTCAAATAACTGTTTTTGCGTGTTTAATTCAACTACTAAATCCATTGTTTGGGGTTTATCCATTGCCTCCACCGCAAAGTCATTATGTAATGAATTCGCCCTATTTAGTAAATTGTAAATCGCATCCAGCATTTTGTTTTAATTTATCGCTAACGTGATAAGGTCGTGGATATGGTTGGTCGGGTGTAATTGATTTTACAAGTTTAGAAATTTCACTAAGAACCCGCAACATTTCAGCGTTAAAAGGTTTCGATATTTCTTCGCGGGTAATCATTGTAAAAAAGTAACCCCCTCAAATTAGAGAGGGTTACAATTCGTCTAAACTACTCTTTAGGTTTTTTAGCTGGAGGTGGTACGATTTTATCGTATTCAGCACCGGCCAAAGTTGGGTCAAGGTGCGCAAATTGGCTTATAAACTCTTCACGTGAAATAGTTTTTACATATCCCACATTAAAAGAATGTTTGCCTTTGTTCCAGTCGATTGTATTTTCTGCCATGATTTAAAATTAATTAGAAGTGTAATTATAAGGTGCAAATTGATACCCTGTTTTAGTACAAGTTAATTGCAACAAATTCCCTGTTTGAGATGTGTAAGTAATTACATAAAGCCCGCTTATTTCAGTAACTCCCGAAATTGAAACTGCTACGCCTGTTGTGCGATTTGTTACGGCAAAGTCACCAGCTACCAAACCTTCTACCAACACTGGCGTAGTTAAGTAACCTTGATTTGTATCGGCTGCTACTTTTACAGTGGTTGCGGTATTAGCTAAGTGAGGTTTGAAGTCCACTTGAATCAATCCGGCCAACTGTTTAATATCGTAACCAACGGCAAAAGAAGAAGGTGCAATCATTTTTAAATTCTTATCACATTCTGACGAATCCCAAGTGAATTGAACCATTGTCTTTTGAACTCCAACAGTTACATTATTCATTTGAACTAAGGTCGAATAAAAAGAACCTAAAGAGATTTTTATACCTCTCAATTTCTTATATCCGCTTCCTTCCATTCCTAACAGTTGCCCGCTTTGAGTGATCGCAAAGGCGACCATTGGCGTACAATTCCAGCCTTTAATGGTATCGGCTAAATTTGCCGGGGTTTCGCGCCAAATACCTTTTTCAACCTTCATTCCGTCCATTACAAAACTTTGTTCTGTATCGTTGTTGAAAGTTTCCATTTTGGCCTCTGCACGTACATTCTCAAAGTTCATCACACGAGGTGAAACATTCCACGGTTTATCAGCACTTGCAATAGTGAGAGCCGCGAAGTAGGCCGCATTTAATGTAGGATCAGCCGACAAATCTAATTCGTTTGCCGTGCCGTCCGCCTTAAATTCGGGTGTAAATATCCATTTATATACCGGCGAAATTAAAGCCGGGCATGATGCAGTACCTAGTGTTCTAAGCGCACCACCGCAATCGCATATATCCATGATTTATTAATTTTTTTTTAAATTGTGAATGATTTTAACAACAACATATTTGACGACTAATTGATAAAGTAGTAAGCATTAAACAACCACTATGAGGGGTATTAAGTAAGTCTTTTAAATGACCCGTTTCCGAGGTCGTTCCAATTCCGGCATGGTAAATAAGTTCAAAGGTATCGGGGTCACTTTCGGGCGGTGCGGTTACTCCAAAGTATTCTATTTGGGCCATGAATTCCGTTGCTAGGTTCTTCATTGCCTCAATAGCTAAATCGTAATGATTATCAGTTGTCCAATTCAAATCATTAGGCAATAAAAACCAAATCCGACAATTAGGCTTTGAGATAATAGAACTCAGTAAATCATTGGTGAACTTTTCGCCTTGAATTTCTTGTAAGTAAATCAAAGGGTAAGTTAATCCTTTCTGAATAATTTGGTCTAATTCTGCTTTCGCTTTCTTTTGCGTACCGTGAATAAACGTAGGGCGAACCTGTCTAAACGTGTCACCAACAACGGGAATATAAACCGTACCCGAACTTGTTACGGTAAAGTCACAATCTCCAATAGCGGTAATGGTGTAATAATAGGTATCTGCACCGTGAAAAACTCTAAAAACGGGGTTACTTGTAAGCCATACATAAGGTGTATTTAACTTACAATTATAAGTCAGTTTATAAACTCCAGTCGAAATAGTTTCCACGGCGGTAATCGTTAAGTCCGTTACAAACGTCTCTTCGACAAACTCCTTTAAAACTATTGGGATTGATTTCATAAACTTGTTACTTTCGTTAATAGGTTTCTTTGTGCTTTACTCCAATTGTTTCGCCATTCTGAATAATCAGCAATGTTTACAGTCATAAACTCATAAAGTATATGGTTTTGTTCGATTGCATCATTCCAATTTTGCGCCTGTTTGTTTACCGGCCCTTCTGTAATACTGTTTTCAATTTGGTTTGAAACTTCGCCCTGTTGGTTTGTACTCGTCACGTTTTGCCTTCTCCATAAAAAGTAAACGTAACCCGCTAAAGGTGAAACTTTGGTACTTCTTGTTAGACCTCCCCACTTTTGTAAATTACCCTGCGAATCCGTGAACTCTGCGCCCGTGATAATATTGGCATACTTAGTCGGTAACGTGGTCGGCGAAACTGCAATCGAAGCATCATAAGCCGCGATTATAATTTTCGCCAACTCATACCCAAAATAAGCCTCCATCCACTCCACCTCTTTATCACCTATAAAGGTTTCAAAAGCGGTTTTGTTACTGACATTGCCAGTTGATAGGTCTATATTGGCTATATAAGTAGGTAACCCGTTACCGAAATAAGTAGTGTCAATAAATCTCATTTACGCTTTTTCTGCTTTTGGTTTTTTCGCTTCGACTGGTTCTAAACTTACCCATCCCTTTTCTACCATTCTAGGCCCGTGTGTGTGTGGGCTTAATTGGATTTTCTTACCTACTCCCCCGTGCGCTTTCGCGTTTGGGTGTGATGAGGTTACATAGTAATCGGCACGTTTGCGAAGGTCGATAATACGGTTTCCTTCTTTGTCGATTGGTTGACCTTTGTCATTTTTTGCGTTCTTGAACTTTTCAGCTGCCATAAAAATAATTGTGTTAAATTGGTTTTAAATACGTTTCCTTAAAATGTAAACTCCTGTACCCGTTACCTTAGTGGTAGTCATTACGATTGCAATACGATAGTAGTAGTAGGGGCTGCACTCCTCGGTATAACTCCCGACATTCCAGACTTTAGTTTGCGCCGTGGTTACGTTGGTTAATGTAAACGTGTCGGCCTCGTAAATACTGAAAGGAACTGCACTACCATATCCATTAACTGGTATTCGTTTCCACGTTGGAACATTTACCCAATTAGTTCCGTCTAAAGAACCTTGTAAGAGGCAATATCCGGCAACCGTGCTACCCGTATTTGCCACTTTGGTTATAACGGGCTGGATCATAAGTTGACCAAATCCACCTCCGATGGTTGCCGTGATGTATTCAGTTGCCGAGCTATCCACCGACCCACTCGCGGGGGTCATTGCGGTTTGTGCTTTTGTCGCGTAAAAGCATAACGATAATAAAAATAATACTAAAAACTTTTTCATTGTATGAAATTAAATTAAATGGTTAAAAATTAAGCCTCAAGGATTGCGTCAATAATGTTTTGAATAGTATCGTACACAAATGCTGATGTTTCAACATCCTTCACAAAGTGGCAAGCTCTCATATCACCGCGAACGGTTAATAAGTTCTTGTTGAAGTCATCAGTAGAAGCACCGTACCCTACCATAATTTCCACGTCATCCACAATACGGATATGAGATTTTGAAAAATCACCAACTAACAAATACCCAACTGCGATTTTCAAACTCTTTTTGATACGGATATTATTCACGTACAATTCACCTCCACGCTCCGAAACAATTACCAATCCTGTTTCACGGTGTTTCAATGATTTGTATCCGTAAATTTGGGTGTAAGCTACTGGATTAACCACGGCGGTTAAAGTTCCTGTCCAACCTACCAATTCAATCTGCAAAGCGGCTGCTAAGATAGCATCCAAAATACCAGCATCAGGAATATCCCCATTTAATGAAGTATCAGTATATGCAGAAGCATACTCTAATAAACCCGTCATTTCGGTTGTTCCTGCACCCGACAAATACTGCAAATCGGCAGCTTTATCCATTTGGGTACGAAGGTCAATATTGATAGTTTCTTGCATTTGAGAATAATCTCTAAGCATATACTTTCCAACATTTTCACGGGCTGCGATTTCCTTAACCGGCATAGTTTCGCCAACTAAATCAAAGTCCAAAAGTGGTTTTAACGCACCTTCAGCAGTGATTCCAGCAGTTCCGTCTAAGTTAGTTTTGTTGATCCATCCAACAGTAGGAACTGCACCTTTGCCGGGGTTCTTAATCATACGCACATCAGCGATTTGCACCATTAACGGCGGCGGAATAGGTACGGCGGCGGGTTGGCCTTCTTCCAAAATCAAATTGAAATTAGTGTTACCCGAAATATTAGTGCTTACTAACATTGTGCCGGCGGCCTTAATAGTGAAATTCATACTCGCCTTATCATTGTTCAAGTCGGCATTGAATTTATCAATATCTTCTTGTTTAATAGCGGCATAAGGGTCTAACTTTTCAGTTTTACTTTTGTCGCCCTTTAACTTTGTCACCTCATTTGCTAAAGTGGTGTTATTGCCTTTTAAAGTTTCAACCTCAGAAGTTAAATCTTTGGTTGCTTCGGTTACCATTGTAGGTACAACGGTTTTCATTTGCGTTTCAATCGCTGCTTTTATGCGATCTTCTGAAACTTGATTGTCGTGTGCTTCTTTTTCGGCCGTGTAGGTGTCGAAATCTGCATCACTCATCGCCTTAATTTGGGCGGAAGTTTTTTTGGTAAATGCCATTTTGATTTTTTTTAAATTAAACGCCTGTGAATAAAATCAGAAGTGATTATATCGGCTTCTTTGTGAACTTGTTTTTCAGAAGTGGACTTACCGGCTTCTGTTTTTTCTTTTATTGGTGTTATAGGATTTGAACCCCTTACAACCATACTCCCTTCATTTCTCATTGCAGCCTCACCAACTCCATAAAAATATCCCTCTTCTTCAACTTCTTCTTTGTTGGCTATGCTATTTATATAGTCATTATAGCGTTGTAAATAGACCTCGTCACCTTTGGCTTTGCTATTCATTGCCAAAAAAACATTTATATACTGCATTGAAATAGAACCTTGTACGGGTCTTTTTTCATCTATAATTTCCTTCGCTACTGCATTTTTAATATTTGATTTTTCAATTTCAAACATTAAAGCCTCTGTATTGCCCTCATACTCTTTACCTAAGAAACTCCACGGTACGGATTTAACCAACACATTAACATCTTGAGGCCAGCTAATAATTTGCCCTATTTCTAATTTGTGATTTAGAACATAGTACATTTTACCGTTCTGCTCTTTTAGTGACTTATTCCAAATCCCGTTCAAATGTACGTCCTTATGACTATCACGGTAAAGAGTAGTGTTTATAACCGGGTAAATAAACCCGTCCTTTAAATGAATTCCTTTTGATGCTGACACCTCTTTATCCAAAAACAAAACTGAATCAATCCCGCCCTTTTCGCAACTCTTTTGAATCGAAGCCTTTTTTATAGCGATAATAGATTTCTCATTTTCGCGCAAATGCTTAAACATTGCCTCCTTAGTGGCAATTTCTTTATCGGGAAAATAGATACACTTAAACATCTTTTCTTATGGTTGTGCCTTCGTTGGCTTGCTTTTCTTTTAATGCCTCACGTTTTTTCAATTCATTTATTTGTTCCGCCGTTAATTTAGGCTTGGGTTGTTCCTGTGGTTGTGCTTCCTGTTGGTTCATTTTCCTTTGTGCTTATTAATTCTTTGGCTTCCTGTTCACTAATCTGTAAGGTTGTGACTGCAATTTTTATTTTCTTATCATACTCGCAATTCATTGACTGAATAGCTTTGATATTCTCAATGTAGGTTTTAGCAGTTGTTTGAAATGCTTGTTCATCTTCTTTTAAAATTTCCAAATGGCTAAAATCGGTTACAACTTTTAACCCTAAACTTTCTAAATTCCACCCGGCCCATAATTGTGGAACTTCGCTTTTGTCCTCTGGTATAATTGTACGTTGGTAAGCCCCTTTTTCTGCTTCACGTTGGTTTGCGTAGGTCGAACCCTCCATTAATCCCAATAATTCACGAGGCCAACCTAAAGAGGCCGCAATGCTTATTTTCGTGTCGGTTGTTTCTTCAAATAGCATTAACTCGCGGGTACTCATATTCGTGGCCTGGTACTTTATACCTTTTGGACTAAACCAATATTTACTTTGATTTGAACCTATACCATAACCGCCGGCCATTTTGCGCTCTAAATCTTCTATCTCATTTGGTAGTAATAGAATCACGCTTGCTGAGTCTTTTTGATTTGGTGAAATAAAACCCTGTGCGCCACGTGTGGTAATCATTGAGTTGCGTGAATCCATCGCGGCTATATTATTACTTAAAACGAAATTTTGCCCCATAAAGCGCGAAGTCGGCAAAGTCGGGTGTTGGTTTATAGTTGCCGTTGCGCCGGAATAAGTATCGGTTGTATCTTCAACAAATCTCACTTCTTCTTTTGGAATATCAATTAAATTGCCGTACCAATAATATTTAATTGAAACAATGCAATCCATCATATCCACTCCATCGAAATATGAATTAAGACTAAATGTTACTTGAGTTTTAACGGGGTGTAAATTCCATATATTTTGAAACTCACCTTTTAATCCGTTGGGCTTGTACCATACCAAATGCCACCCGTATAATTGACACCATGTTTTGCTTTGCGCTCTGAATAATGGATAACTTTGTGAGTAGTTAGGCCTAGCCATTTTCTTTAGAATATCTTTGGCCTGTGAACTTTTTGCCTCTTTCCCGTCCAAGGTTTGAAGCGTGGTAATCGCATTAATAGCACATTGCGCCTTATCTAACATTGTGGTTTGGAGTGATCCACATTTATAGTAAGCATTTTCGATACTGCTAAAATCTTTAAGAGAAAGAACGCTGCTCACCTCGGAGCCTAAAGGCCAAAACAAACCACCATTTCCATCGTCACGCGGTCCAGTCATGGGTACTGTTCCCCCACCGTTTCCAAATAGATAATTCCAAAGTTGGCCGCCTAATCCCATTTATTTACGCTTCATTATTATCGGTCGTTGTGGTTTCTTTTTTCGTTTCTACCTTTTCATTGATTATTACGTTGGTTTTGTTGCCTCTCCAAAGTGTAGTAAGGGCTTGTACCGTG